TATTTTGAGAAGAAGAATAATTTCAGTAAGATGATAAATAACTGATATGAATGCTTCTGATAAAGTAAATTTTCGTGGCAAGTATCGTCAGTATGATGTTGACGGAAATCCATTTCTTTATAGAATAGGGGATACCGTAGAGTATAATGGCGAAAAATATGTTGCCATAAAACCTACCCAGAATAAAATTCCAGGAACAATTGAGGGTAATAATTACTGGCGCTCTTTAGGTGGCGACAGTGCGTATTATATTCAAGAGCGTACCCCTGTAAATACAGATATTGGAGATCGTTGGTATAAACCCACAGACGGTGCAGAATATACTTTTGTAAAAGAAGGGAATAATAGTTTTTGGGTTGAACTGTAACTTTTAGTATGGTACAATGGAGCAAACATGAGAAACGATGACAAGCATAAGTACGAGAAACCAAAACCACAAAAGAATTTAAAGTCAGTCTCCAAGAAGGAGAAAAATTCAGAAAGAGTAAAGTCCAAGCACCAACTTAAGGAATATTGGCAAAGTGGTTTTGAGAATGACGATTTTGAAGATGAATTCATGAGGTGAATATTATGAGTCAAGTGACCTTTTCAAAGAATACCCTAGCAATCCTAAAAAACTTTTCAAACCTAAATTCAAATCTTTTGGTCAATCCTGGTAATGTAATTAAGACCATTACGCCTTCAAAGGCAGGAATGGCAGTGGCAACCGTAGATGAAACATTTGATGTTGAATTTGGCATCTGGGATCTTAACAAGTTTCTTGGTGTAGTCAGTCTTTTCAATAATCCGACTTTTGATTTCGGTGAGAAGAGTGTCCGCATTAAGAACGGTGGAGATTCTGTAGTCAACTACTTTTACTCAGAACCAAAGTTGCTGTCGTTCCCAACCAAGGATGTCATCATGCCAGAGATTTCGGTGAGTATTACTCTTACCGAAAAGCAGTTCTCTGAACTCCAGAAGGCAGCATCTGTCATGCAACTTCCAGACCTTTCGTTTGTTCGCGAACGAAATGGCAAGATCTTTGCCAAGGTTTCTGATCTGTCAGATCCAACTACGAATAGTTACAAGGTCGTTGTTGGTGATGCGGAAGAAGCACCCCCGTTTGAATTCAACTTCAAGATGGACAACATCAAGATCCTTCCTGGAGATTACACAGTCAACTTTGCAAAGAACATCGTCGGTGAGTTTGTTCATAAGTCAATCTCACTGAAGTACTGGTTTGCCATGGAAGCAAACACTTCAACCTATGGAGGTTAAATGAAACCTGAAAATTTTCTGTGGGTAGAGAAGTATCGTCCCCAGACCATAGAAGAGTGTGTTCTCCCCATGTCGCTGAAGTCAACCTTCAGCGACATGGTTGCTAAGGGAGAACCGCAAAACCTTCTATTCTCTGGATCTGCGGGAGTGGGCAAGACTACCGTTGCCAAGGCACTCTGTAATGAGATGGGTTGTGATTGGATTATCATCAACTGCTCAGAGGAAGGAAACATTGACACACTGCGAACCAAGATTCGTCAGTTTGCCAGTACTGTATCTCTGACGGGTGATGTGAAGAAGGTAGTCATCCTAGACGAGTTTGACTACTCAAATGCCAACAGCATTCAACCCGCCCTTCGTGGTGCGATTGAGGAGTTCTCAAACAACTGTAGATTTGTTCTAACATGCAATTACAAGTCTCGTATCATTGAACCGATTCATTCGCGATGCACTTGTATTGACTTCTCGCTTCCAAATTCTGAGAAACCGAAGATTGCTGCTCAGATGATGGAGCGATGTTCCTATATTCTGGGTAAGGAAGGTATCACATTTGACAAGAAGGTGCTTGGTCAATTGATCATGAAGCACTTTCCCGACATGCGTCGTATTCTGAATGAACTTCAGAGGTATTCGGTGTCGGGTAAGATTGACATTGGTATCCTTTCATCCGTTCAGGATGCTGAGATCAACAGTCTGATGAAGGCATTGTCCAGTAAGGATTTTGCTTCAGTTCGTCGGTGGGCAGCAATCAATGCAGAGACATCTCCACAGGAGATCTACCGTAAAATCTACGATGCCCTTACAGACCATCTGGAGAAGCAGAGCATTCCAGAGGCAATCCTAATCCTCGCTGACTACCAGTACAAGTCGGCGTTCGTTGCTGACCAGGAGATCAATCTGGTGGCATGTCTGGTGCAACTAATGATGTCTTGTGCATTCTCATGAACCTTTCGGATATACTTAATTCCATCAATCAGACCAAGGAAGATCTTCTCAAAGACCCCCGTCTAGAGAAGGATTATGTTCCTTTTGTAGTTAATAAGTGCTTTTCTTACTTTCCAGACACAATCTTTTATGCCAACCGTATGAATGAGGTGTCGTTTCTTGACAAGAAAATGCAGTATGATTACCTGCGGGAATCCATCTCCAAGCGAAAGAGATTCTCCAAGTGGATTAAATCTGAAGAGAATGCCGACATAGAGGTTATCAAGGAGGTCTATGGGTATTCAGACACACGCGCAAGAGAGGTATTGGATTTGGTTCCTATGGAAACCCTGCGCCAGATGACGCAAAGAGGGGGTCAAAAACGTTAAAAATATAAATATCTTTCGTAATAATGGAGATATTATGGAAGATATTTTTGAGGGTGTAGGTGTAGAAGTCCGCCTAAACAAAGAAGAAGACTTCTTGAAAGTCAAAGAAACGTTAACCCGAATTGGGGTATCATCAAAGACTGAAAATAAACTGTATCAATCGTGTCATATTCTTCACAAGAGAGGTCGTTATGCTATCGTACATTTTAAGGAAATGTTTATTCTTGATGGGTTGGATTCGGATATGTCTGACGACGACATCGGCAGAAGAAACACCATCGTCAAACTTCTCATCGAATGGGGACTCGTTGAAGCAGTAGATTCGCAGTCATATGCTTCTCCTCAATTGTCGCTTGCCAGACTAAAAATCATTCCTCACAAAGACAAAAAGAATTGGCAATTGATTCCAAAGTACCACATTGGAAAGTGATACATAGTAATGGAGATTCTATACTATGTTACCAAAATTCCAAGCGATTGGTGCTCCCTTTGATATACAGCACTCCTCTTGCTCTGATTTAAAACCAAAAACATTTGAATGGACGACAGATGATTGTCCAGTAAAGGTTTTCATTGATCGTGGTATACTTTCGGGTATACCTTATGATAAGAAACCTGGAGAAAAGAAAATAGCATGGGTATGCGAATCCCGTGCTATTTTTCATGTCATGTCATGTCCACGGGATGTGTGGGAAAGTCAATTCAACAATATTTGCGACTCATACGATCTGCTCTTTACATCTGAGAAATCGTGGGTGGGCAAGCACCCAAATGTAAGATATTGCCCAGCAGGATCAAATCTTCCATGGACGAAGAATCAGCAGATCTTCTTTAAGACAAGATCTCTTTCAATGGTCGCATCACCCAAGACCTTTGTCTTTGGTCACAATCTAAGACATAACGTTGCTCGTATCTACAGAGACTCCTTAGACCTCTTCGGTGGTGCTCATGGGTCTAATCGTATTGGCAAGACTACATGGGACAAGGAAGAGGCACTGAACGACTATCGTTTTCAGATTGTAGTCGAGAACGATAAGTACGAAACATACTATACTGAAAAACTTACAGACTGCTTTGCCACTGGAACTATCCCGATTTACTGGGGAGCACCAGACATCGGTGATGTGTTTAACAAGGATGGAATTATAGAATTAACTCCATCATTTAATCCAAAAGACTTGACAATAGATCTTTATCAATCTAAAATGGATGCTGTTCGTGATAACTTTGAAAGGGTTCAAAGGTTAGAGAACGCAGACGACACATTATACAGGTTAATTTATGAAGACTGAAATCGTTTCCTTTTATTGCGACATAGACAATCGCACTTACTATAGCGATCATGCAGCACGGTTGCGTATTAATTGCAATGAGAATAATATACCCCACGACATCAAGAAGATGAAATCGCGTGGTGAGTATCGTTTAAATTGTCTGGCAAAACCAAAGTTTCTTCTCAAGACATTGGAGCATAAGAAGAAACCATTCGTCTGGTTGGACGTAGATTCACTCATTCATGCCGAGTTGAAGGTATTTGATGATTTGCAAGATAAATGTGACATGGCATTTGCCTATGATGGAATGCCACCACATGTGAAACCCACCACACCGAAGGCATCGCCAATCTATATCAACTACACACCAATTGCCATTGAATTCTTGAAAACATGGGTTGATGCTTGCGAAGGTCATGAAAATTCCGAAAAAGGAATTAAAGTATTTGATCATGAAATTTTGATGCACTATGTAATGCCAAAGTATCTTGGAAAGATGCGTATTGGTATGCTTGGTCAGAACTATGCCATATGGCCTGGCAATTTACCACCAGATGGAACCGTGGCAATGATAACAATTGGTGTTGCTGATGGAGAGTCAAAGGAAAAGAGTCTTCGCGAAATGGGTCTGACTGAAGAACTTGTTAATTATAATTTAGTGGGAAATAAGAAATGAAAGCAACTGTATATAATGCTGATTATTTTGGATTTGATCCAATGGAATTTGAGTTTCCATGTGAAATTCATTTCACCAGATTTGGGAACACTGCAACCTGCATTGATCACAAATATGTTACTAATTATTTACATAGACCTATTGTTGATAAGATTATTGAATTTGAAAATAAAAATTCTTTTAAAGTTTTTGTGTGTAATACAGAACCTAGTTCATCATATAATAGAGAATCTAATAAAAATATTATTTTTAATGGATATCAATATGATTTAATAATTTGCACCGAAGAAGAGGTATTATTAAATTTACCAAATGCTAAATTTTTACCATACGGTGGAACGTGGTTGAATAAAAATAAATCCAGACATAATGACAGTCTTGGAGTATTTGATGAATCGATATTAAGTGATATCACAAAACAGTATAATATATCATTTCTTACAACTTCTCATTTGGGCAAAACTGGTTATAATTTGAGATGTATGATTTGGAATAAAAAAGAATTAATAGAAAACAATACAGTTTTTTACAGCAGCACGCGATACCCCACAAATGATGGGAAATTTTCAAATACATTGCACGATGGATTGCTTCCAAATGATGATAAAATTCATTTATACAATTCAATGTTTAGCATTGCAATTGAAAGTAGTTCTGAAGTTAATTATTTTACAGAAAAATTAATAGATTGTTTATTAACAAAAACAGTTCCAATTTACTGGGGATGTCCTAATATTGGTGATTTTTTTGATATTAGAGGAATCATACAATTCGAATCATATGAAGATTTTTTAGAAAAAGTTAATTCTATAAATGAAAAAACATATGATAAAATGAAAAAATATATTGATAAAAATTATGAAAAAGCAAAAGAATATGGAAGAGATCTTTTCAGACGCATAGAAGAAGTAATAACTACTGAAAGAAATTATAAAATGAATAAAGAAGATATATTATTAACCATAGGAATATTGACACTCCCACAGAGAAAAGAAAAATTAAATAATCTTTTAAACATATTACAAAAAACTTGTCCTGTAACGTTTTCACACAGAATAGAAATTGTCATTTCCGAAGATAACAAAGAAAAATCTGTAGGCACAAAACGAAATGAAATATTAGATAAAGCAAAAGGAAAATATGTTTGCTTTATAGACGATGATGATATTGTTTCAAAATGGTATTTAAGTGAAATACTCAATGTTCTTGATACTGATTTATATGATGGTGTTGGATTTTGGGGAATATATTATGTTTCTGGAAACCCCGTTATGGAGTTTAATCATTCAAATGCCAACGGTGGGCATTTTAAGAAAGATGGAAAACAACACAGACCACTCAATCATCTAAATCCAGTAAGGACTGAATTTGCTAGGCAAATTAAATTCCCAGAGAAAAACTTTGCAGAAGATGCAGATTACTGTGATAGATTATTAGAGTCTAAACTTATTAAATCCGAATACAATTTTAATATAGACAAAGTAATGTATCATTACCTATTCGACCCCAATACAACTGAGACTCAAAAATGAAAACAATAATTTACAACGAATCCAACGCATACGATATTATATCAAGAGATATCGAATCAAATTTTAATTTATATATCAACAAATCAAAAGATGATATTAACGTGATAGCAATTGTAGGTGGATATCATTGTTGGGAAGCAGAAATTTATTTGCAATTGTATAAAAATGCTAAAATTTATATTTTTGAACCAGTTTCTGAATTTTTTGACATTATAAAACAAAAATATGGATCGAATCCAAGATGCGAACTGCACAACATTGCCATATCCAATATCGTAGGCGATATTTATTTTTACAGAACATCTTCACCTGGATCTGATTCGATTTATCCAGTTATAGAAAATAATAATAGTGGTTATTCTTTCAAGTCTGTATTTAAAATTAAAGTAAAATCTGATAAACTAGAAAATATAATAAAAGAAAATATAGATCTTCTAAGTATAGATGTTCAAGGAGCAGAACTTGAAGTGCTGAAAGGAACAAATTTAGATAACGTTTCTTCTATATTTGCGGAAGTTCAATTGTCTGAAAATAAAATCAATCAAATATATGATGGGCAATGTTTTATGGATGATTTGAAAAACTATTTAGATGATAAATTTTCTTTACATTCTATAGGACTTGATAATGAAATAAAGAATGGAACTGGAAACGCATTTTGGATTAAAAAATAATAAAATGATTGTTTATATTCGACAACCCGCAGGAATTGGTGATATTCTTTTTTTACAAAAAGCAGTAAATAAATTTGTTGAAAAAGATTATCAAGTGATCTGGCCAGTCATTGAGCATTATCAATATCTTAAAGATTATAATTCATCAGATAATATTAATTATGTTTCTATGAATGATTTGTCATGTGAGATACAAGAATTGTACAAATCAGATAATTTAATATCTAATAAAGATTATATGTATATTCCATTTGATGTTGCAAAAATTCCTGGGCGTCATTTTGATTTTATGGAGGCAAAATATAAATTAGTAAATTCTGATTTTAACAATTGGCAAAATTATATTAATTTTAAGAGATTTGCAGATAGAGAAAAAGCATGTAAAGAAAAACTTGGTTTAAATGATAATGAAAAATTTGTATTTGTTAATTCATTATTTGCATCTCCCCCCAAGATATATCAAAGAAATATTACTGTAGAAACGAATTGGAGAATCATTGAACAAACGGAAGAGCATTTACACCAGTTTAATTTTTTTGACTTAAGTTGGATTTTGGAAAATGCAGAGGAAATTCATACAGTGGAAACATCTCTGTGTTATTTGATTGAATGTTTAAATACAACTAATAAATTATTTGTATATGGGAGAGTCATTGATGGTTCACCGCAATATTCAAACTTTAATTACATCAATAAAATTTATAAAAAAGATTGGAAATATATTTCATGATTATAGAAGCATCTGTTGGAGAAGTAATTGATAAATATACTATACTTGTTATTAAATCTGAAAGGATAAAAGATGATAATAAGTTAGCAAATATAATAAAAGAAAAGAATACATTATTTTTTTCTTTAAATGAGAATGATTATTTAAATATATTTGAATCTGAAATAAAAAAATTAAAAGAAATAAATGAAAAATTGTGGGACATTGAGGATAAAATAAGAATAAAGGAATCTAAAATGGAATTTGATTATGAATTCATTGAACTTGCTCGTTCTGTTTATATATCCAACGATATTAGATTCAGTATTAAGAACAAAATTAATAAATTAAGCAATTCGACTATAAGGGAAGAAAAATCATATGCTTGATATTGTAATACAAGGTGGTATGTGGAATACCACAACATCAACAGCAAAATATTATTCGACGTTGCCATTTGTCAATAAGGTAATAATTTCAACATGGGATACAGATGATGTCGAATCAATTGATAATTCAAAAATATTTATTATTAAATCAAAAAAACCAGATTCTAGTGATTTGGGAAATATGAATTTACAGATTGTATCCTCTTTTGAAGGAATAAAAGCAACAACCAGTGAAATGGTTGTTAAAGTTCGCTCAGATCAAACAATTAATATTAATAGCATGAATATGCTTTTTAATTTTGTTAATAAAAATATCAATGACACTGAGTTGGTATATTCTGATGGAATTAAAAGAAAAGGTAATATTTTTGTAATAGGGATGAATAATCGACATCCTTTTCATCCACAAGACCATCTTTTCTGGGGATATAGGGATGATATTTATCGACTTTTTGACATTCCATTGAAACCAGAAAAAATGAAAATAGAATCAAATGATTTTAAACAATACATGAGGCCTAATATTTATCTTGGAGCAATGTATTTTAGGCAAATATATGAAGAAGTCGATTTATATCTGCAAAATTTTAAAGAATATTTGGTAGATAACTCAATTAAACCTGATGCAAGAATTTTTTCAGAAAAAGTAAGAGACAAAGTGTTTAAAGTAATTCCCAAGATCGATTTGGTCTGGACAAAATATAATTGGAATTCGTATCCATATAATTGGTATCCGAGTGAAGGTGAATATTATTATGAAGATTTATATGGACCATATGAAGATTAAATGTGTATTATTTGATCTTGATGGTGTTCTTGTGGATGCATGTGATTGGCACTACGAGGCATTGAATGCTGCTCTAGTCGGTGCAGGCTACCCTGTCATCGACAGAGAGTCGCACCTATCCACCTACAACGGTTTGCCCACGCGAGTCAAGTTGCAGATGCTTGGAGTCCCTGATGATGTTGCCACTTCCATAAATGCAAGCAAGCAGAAGCATACTCTTGACATCATACAATCATCTGCTAACATCATGCATGAGAAGATTGAACTTCATGAGTACCTGAAATCCAAGGGCATCAAGATAGCATGCGTGACGAACTCAATTGAAGAGACTGCAAGAGAGATGCTCACGGCAACGGGACAGATGCCGTACATCGACTTGCTCGTCAGCAATGAGATGGTCGCGAGGAACAAGCCCTATCCCGACTGCTACAACCATGCTATAACTACTCTTGGAGTCGAGCCAACTGCATGTGTCTGTGTGGAGGATTCACCCAAGGGAATAGAGGCGGCAGTAGGCAGTATTGCAGGACACATATGGGTTGTGACGGATACAACCAAGGTTACACTAAAGAACTACATCAACTTTGTGGAGAGTGAACGATGCAGATTTTGATTCCGATGGCGGGAGAGGGTAGCAGGTTTGCGAAGGAAGGGTATACCTTCCCAAAGCCTCTGATTGATGTCGAAGGCAAGCCCATGATTCAGCGGGTTGTTGAGAACCTCGACTTCGATGCGACATACATCTTTCTTGTTCGCAAGGAGCATATCGACAAATATGCAGGTCTGGAATCCACACTAGACCGCATCACGAATGGCAAGTACAAGATTGTGGAGGTCGATGGTCTTACTGAAGGTGCTGCATGCACGGCACTACTTGCGAAGTATCATATCAACAATGATGACGATCTTCTGATTGCCAACTCAGATCAGATCATAGAATATAGCCCAGAGAACTTCCAATACATCAAGAACTTCTCCAGCGTAGATGCCTTGGTGTTCTGCTTCCATGCGGTGCATCCTAAGTGGTCATTCGTCAAGACCAACTCGCGAGGTGTCATCACGAAGGTTGCGGAAAAGAATCCAATCTCCGATATCGCCACCTGTGGAATCTATTGGTATCGCAAAGGATCGGATTTCGTCAAGGCTGCGGAGCAGATGATCGATAAGAACATCCGCGTGAACAACGAGTTCTACATTGCCCCTGTCTACAATGAGTTGATCGGTTGGGGTGGAACTCTGATTCCGTTCTTCGTAGACAAGATGCACGGAATCGGCACACCCGAGGATCTGAATGCCTACATGAATAGGAAGGGAAGATGAAGATCATCTCGCATCGCGGAAACCTAGATGGCAGAATGCCTGATTGCGAAAACAATCCTCTCTATATCGAGGAGGCAATCGCAAGGGGATTTGATGTCGAGGTGGATGTGTGGTTTGTTGATGGAGAGTTCTTCCTTGGTCACGATGCACCAACCTATCTTGTAGATCGTAGTTGGATAACAAGTCGAACTTCCCTTTGGTGTCATGTGAAAAATACAGAAGCAATGGAAAAACTTCTATTGTGGGGAGATGTAAACTGCTTCTGGCATCAGACTGACAAGATGACCTTGACTAGCAATGGTACTCCTTGGATGTATCCTGGAAACTATAGCAGTTTGGGTGTGACTGTTGAGTTGGGAAAGCCTAGTAAGATTCCCAATGTATGGGGTGTCTGTACCGATCATCCTTTATTATGGAGGAATAGTTTATGAAAATTGCTATATGTTTATCTGGTATAGATAGGTGCTTTGACGAAACTTCATCATTTTTAGTAGAAAATGTCATAAAACCACTAAATGCGGATGTGTTTATCCACACATGGAAATCAGATTCATTAACTGATAGATTTATTGAAAATAAAAATAATGAAAAATTATATTCTAGGTTAGCAAAAAAATATGAAATAGAAAATTTCAATTCTGATTGGAATTTTTTGAAATGCACAAAAAAAGCAAACATTGTCCCAATGTATTATAGTATATACAAGAGTTTTTCTCTTGTCCCTGACGATTATGATATAATTATTAGAAGTAGATTTGATTCTCTTTATATAAATAAATTTGTTTTACCAAAAATAATACCTAATAATGTGCATATTAGATTAAATGGATGGAACAAAAACACATATGCGCCTAGAAATAATTTTATTTTAGAAGGTTATAATTTACCTTTTGTTGCTGATAATTTTGCTATTGGTGACTATAATTCAATGAAAGAATATTCATCAGTATATCTCGGTCTAAATAGTTACATACGAACTATGATTCCAGAGTGTTGTTTGGCAGAACAATTACATTATAAGAATATATCATATCAATGGTTTGATGAGTTAAAATATATGTCATTGATATCGATACACAATAATGTTTTGACATTTGAAAGTGATTATGAGGAAAAGCAACATATTTTTATCAACAGAGGATTATAATGAAATTTAATGAAAAACATGGTATTTCTATACCGAGGCATAGTTTTGATGTTTCTATAGATTGTGAGTCTATGCGGCAAGTAAATACTAGAATTTTGGGGGGTGGAGCTTCTCAAAATTTTGCTGCATTTAAATTGCTAGAAAATTACATTGCACATGAAAAACCAGAATATGTGGTGGAAATAGGATCTCAGAAGGGTGGATTGTCTATATACCTTGGCACGATTGCATGCGTGACTGAGCAATTTATATTTCATACATTTGATATTACTAAATCAGATTGGAATAATAGAGAACATGAAGGTGCTGGGCATTGGTTTGAAAAAATGGAATCAATCTGTCCATTTTGTAAATCATTTGAGTCTGATATATTCTCAGAATTTTCTTATAATGTCATTTCTGAGAATATTAAAAAATATAAAACTTTAATTATATGTGATGGGGGAAATAAAGCTAAAGAAGTTTATATGTATTCTTCTTTACTTAAGAGTGGTGATATGATGATGGCGCATGATTTTGGTCATGAAATTTTTGATCATGATATTGATTACAATGTTTTACAACCACACGAACCTTTCAATCAAAGGTTTATAGAGAACAAAACATTGTTTAAAGTATTTACTAAAAAATAAAGGATATTTAATATGAAAAAGATACTTGTACTTGGTGGTGGTGGATTTATTGGTTCTCATCTTGTAAAGCGATTCAAGAGAGAAGGTCATTGGGTAAGAGTAGTTGATCTCAAATACCCAGATTTTTCAAAGTCTCCAGCAGATGATTTTATTATTGGAGATTTAAGATCACAGCAAGTTTGTGATAAAGCTTTCAATATTCAATTTGACGAAGTATATCAATTAGCAGCAGATATGGGTGGTGCTGGGTATATCTTTACTGGAGAGCACGATGCTGACATCATGCACAATTCTGCACTCATTAATTTGAATGTTGTGGAACGATGTCACAAAACTAAAGTAGGAAAAGTTTTCTACTCATCTTCGGCATGTATGTATCCAGCATACAACCAAGAAGATCCAGAAAATCCAAAGTGTTCGGAAGACTCCGCTTATCCAGCAGCACCAGACAGTGAATATGGGTGGGAGAAACTTTTCAGTGAAAGACTTTACCTCGCATATGCGCGCAATCATGGGTTAAATGTTCGTGTTGCTCGTTATCATAATATCTTTGGTCCAGAAGGCACATGGCAGGGTGGTAAGGAGAAAGCTCCTGCTGCACTCTGTCGTAAAGTTGCACAAGCAGAAAATGGTACTGGCATTGATGTCTGGGGAGATGGACAACAGACTCGTTCCTTCCTTTATATTGATGAATGTGTAGAGGCAACTTGTCGCTTGATGGAATCTGATTTTACAGGACCAGTAAATATCGGTTCAGAGGAAATGATCAAGATCAACGATCTTGCTCAGATGGTCATTGATGTATCTGGTAAGAATCTTTCGGTGAATAATATTTCTGGACCTGTTGGGGTTAGAGGAAGAAATTCTGATAATAAACTTTATACTGAGAAAGTCGGATGGGAACCTACTCAATCTCTTCGTGTTGGCATTGAGAAGACTTATGAGTGGATTGATGTTCAATTAAATGGTCTACCATCACTGAGCACTGCGGATCTAGACATGAGGGATAGATTTAATGTCTGAATTTGTATCCTATAGTCAATATGAAGAAGATAAAATATTAAAAGATATTCTTGGTGATGATGGATATTTTTTAGAGATAGGTGCATATCATCCTACTATTTTTTCAAATACTCGTTTTTTAGTTGAAAGAAATTGGTCTGGATGTTATGTGGAAGGATCACCTTCTGCTATGTCTAGATTTATTGATGAATATAAAGATAATGATAAAATAACTTTAATTGATTCTTTGTTTGGAGATAAATCTGGTGTTACTTTATTTTATGACAGCATTGGTGATGGGATATCATCTACAGATGCAAACCATATTGAAAAATGGAAGAATGGATCTGGATGTAAATTTAAAAAAATATTTGCTCCAGTAATTGATAAAAATATTCTTTATCAATTACTTCCATCAAATATCGATTTTGTGAATATAGATGTTGAAGGACAATCTGCTAATTTTTCTACATTATTGGATTACAATAAACTCAATACTAAAGTTATTTGCATTGAACATGACAATCAACAACAACGATTACAAGAACATTTTTCTTCTATCGGTTATTATACTCATTTTCATAATCATACAAATATCATCTTTGCAAAGGCAAGATTGTGAAAACTCAATTAAAATTTGGTGAACAAATATGGATAACTGTATATTTGAATGGTGAAGTCCATTCATCATTGTGTATAAATAAAAAGGATATATCGCATATTAAAAATAGATTTATAAAAGATATATCACAATGTGGAAAAGTGAAATTTAAATTAACAAAGAGAGAACCTTTTTATGGATGGTAAACCAAAGATTGCCCTGTGCATGATCGTTAAAAATGAATCGCATATCATTGAACAATGTCTCAACTCTATTCACAAGTATATTGACTACTGGGTTATTTCCGATACGGGTTCCACTGATGGAACGCAGGAAATCATCCAG